CATCAGTGAGTTTCACTCCAATTAGATCCAATGTTATACTCCGCTTCGACAGGCATGTTGATACTCAACCGTTCGCCTGCCTCCAGAGCAGAGGCAATGACAATCTCTCCCGCCTCCTCAGCAATCTCCTTGGGACAGCTGTACTGCATTTCATCGTGGACGTACGCCACCTGCTTGACTGTGTTCTTTCCGAACTTAGTCGTCAGGTTCTTGTGCGCCACGACCATCCAGTACTTACTAACAATAGCACCAGCACCCTGGAGTAGGGTGTTGAGAGCAGCGTGCTCCGAGCGGACAGGGACTCGCCTGCCATCGGGGAGCGTCACGCTCTTGTACCTGGCTGCTTCTTCAGCTACCTGGTTGATCAGGATCTTAAGCGCCGGCAGCTCCTCCAGGAATCTCTTCTTAAGGAGAGACCCAGCAGCTCTGCTACCGCCCACGATCTGTCCGATCTTGGCATCACCCGCACCGTAGAGGAACCCATAGATAAACGTCTTCGCGTTGTCTCTAGTGGGAAGGCCGGCAGCCTTCTGGTTCTTAGTGTGGATGTCACCTCGGAGGATCTCATGTGCGTACGCGCCCTCATCGAACGGTGCCATGTAGTGAGCCAGCATACGGAGCTCTAGACCTGAGAGGTCAGCGCCTAGGATTACTTCCCCTGGATTATGCGGGACCCACAGGCTACGAGCCCGCTTGTCACCAGACACCTGGGCCATGTTAGGACCAGAGTGTGTACACCTACCAGTAGCTGCGCCTTGAACGTTGATCGATCCGTGGATACGACTGTCGTTGCTGGCGTAGGCTGCCTCGTTCCAGGACTTGACCTGACCCTCGAGCTTCTGAATGTCTCGATAGGTTAGGATGTCCCGGATCTCTGGCATCTTCTCGACGTACTGCTTGAGCACGATGCTGTCACACTGGGGGCTGCCGTTCTCAGTCATAGGAGTAACGAAGGTGTCATTGTATTTAAGGTTAAGCCTGGCATACACCTGGGGGTGGCTGCCGGGATTGAACTCGTGGACCTTAGGCTTCAGTAGCTTACCAGTCTTATCCGAGTACCTCTCTTCGATGATCGTAGGGAAGTGGGACCGGAGGTTATCCAGGCAGCCCGCCTTAGCTACAATGAGATCACGCTCGAGCTCCTCGCCGGCCTCGGCATCGTAGCCCCACCCGTTGAGTACCTGCTCTGCACAGATCTCAGTAGCCAGTACCTCTAGGGCGACGGGCTTCTCATTACGCTTGATCCAATCGAACTGCTTACGGTAGACCTCTTCGTTGACCTTGACATCCTGCGTACAGTAAACCATCATGTGCGACAGCCACTCATCCATGGGCAGCGTGTCGTTAGGTGGCTCAGAGAACGCCCGAAGCTTCTTCCACTTGAGAAGCTCCGGCCACTCGTCCTTAGGAGTTCTATCCTTGGCGAGCTGGAACATGTTGTCAACGAACTCAATCTTAGGGTGGCCCAGTGACTCACCCCAGGCCGCCAGGCTATGGTTCTTGACCGGGTTCTTCTTGTTGAAGCGGTCAGGAAACATCATCCTGGAGATGACCAGGGTGTCGGTCATCTTTGCCTTGAGCTTAATGCCAAGGATCCTTTCGACCACCGGGTTGTCATACATTAGAATGTTGTGTCCGATGAGCTCGTTAGCATTAGCCAGGAGCTCACCAAACTCACGCATCTGATCTTCTCGGAACTGATGAACCTCGCCGGTATCTGCATCCACAGCTACGGCCAGCCAGATTCGGTCGGCCCTCACGAGTAAGTGGTTGCCTTCAATGTCGTAAATATACCGACGACTTGTCATTAGATTCCTCCAAAGGGATCCGCATCCCCGGTCACGACCTTTCCGTCGTCGCCCTCGTGGACGCTGACTTCTGTGAGCCGTGAGGTTTCTTTATCATAGTAGAGGGCACCAGCAATACCGGACGCACCAGGCATGTTCCGACCCTTGAGGCATCGCAGCAACGTGGTGTTGGCGATGATCGGGTCCTTGTCCTGTCGGTTACGTTCCAGTGAGATGATGGTGTTGGGCACCGTGCCCAGGTTACCAGAACCCTTGAGGTCCTGGAGTGTGATCCGAGAGCCTTCTTCGAATGCCTTGTCAGACTTCTTGAGCTGACTGACGATGTCGAAGTGGACGCCCGTACGCTCAGCGAGTGAGCGCATGAACAGCAGAAGGTCATCGATGATCAACCTCTCGTTGGAGTTCTGATCTGTAAGCAGACCAGTAGCCAGCGCAGTGATATGATCCAACATAATAACCTTCAAGCCCAGGCTCACAGCCATGTACTCCATGCGAGCCTTGATGTTCTGAACTGCATTGTGTCCGAGGTGGTTGTAGAGGTGGAGGTCCTGGCGGTTAAGCCACTGCTCTGACTCTGCATACTCCTCGGGGGTGTACTCTGCGTTGATGGCAGCGATGGGCGGCTTGCCCATCTTAGCACGCAGCTGGTTGAGCTGGCGCTGCTGTCGTACGATACGCACAGGCTTACCCATCTGCAGTGAGATGAGATCTTCCTTGGTTTCCATGGGGCTCTCCTCGAGCATGATCATGCCGAGGCTACGGCCCTGGGTCAGGTGATGGTGTGCCACCTGGCGCAGGATCGTTGACTTACCTGAGCCTGTACCTGAGGACCAGAGGATGAGCTCGCTCGTCTTCTGTCCGAGCAGGCGCTCAGTCATGTGATCCCAGGGGTACTCCCAGACTTCGTCCGGGTTGTCGTTATCTTCCACAACTTGGGAGACGTGGAGGATCTCGTCGGGTGACCAGGCCGCTGCCTGGAAGGGTGCATCGGCAACTGCCTTAGACATGTTCTTCATGAGGCATTCGTTTGCATCCTTACAGGGGAGCGATGCAATCTTAGCCTTACCGGATGCAAGGATCCCAGCAACCTCCTTGGCTGCCTTCTGCCCTGGCTCATCCATGTCGAACATGATGATGACCTCACCAAACGATGAGATCCATTCAAGGTTATCCTTGATGGAACGGACAGCGGACTGGACGCCATTGGGAAGGGAGACGACAGGCCATCCTCCATTGATCTGGAAGACAGTCATCGCATCAATCTCTCCTTCAGTGATGGTCAGCTTCTTTCCTCCTGCTTGGAAGAGGTGTTGGCCCCACATCTCACAGCCCTTTGGCGAACCAATCCACTTGAACCGCTTACCTGACCCGCGAATATGCTGTCCAACCAGCTCACGATTACGGTAGACAGAGGACGCATGGAACTCTTCGCCGTTCTTATTGACGGTGAGGTAACCAAACTTACGGGTGGTCTTCTCAGTGATGCCTCGTTCAGGCACCGCAGCTGCCTCGCCGGAGACAGGAGTGAACTCCTTGGGTTCTCGGCGGGGGATATCTTCCTTGTTCATGTTTCCCTTAATGTAATGTGAGCAGGCATGACAGTATGAATGTCCGTCTGAATACACGGACAAATTATCGCACGAGTTATCGCGCCCCTCGCTTGCACACTTAGGGCACTGCTCCTTGTGGAGCTCATAACTCTCTTCTTGGTCAGTCATCGTCATCGATTTCCTCTACGGATACGACAAAGTAACCATCCCTTCCGAGCTCAGCCCAGTCCTTAGTAATATACAGGGATCTGATTTGACAATCATCATCCCATAGAACACCATTGAACTGGTCAAGCACGGCCTTGGCGTAGTTATCTACGTCAGCCTTAGGCATGGCTAGCTTAGTTGTCTTAGGTTGCTTAACGAAACATTCGACATCAACACGCAGGGGGCCTGCCGAAGGAACCATGTCCTCCGGCAGAGCCTCCCACTTATTAGTGTCACAGATTTCTCTGAATGCCTTGTAAGGCCCAGAGAAGTACGCGTGTCCAAACTTAGAAATCCTAGGACGAGATGCCGCAATAGGGTTGATCTCGAACGTGTAGGTTCCGCTTGGCATACACACCTCCTATCAGAAGGGCATGTCCGGCTCGCCGGTCGTCTCGTCATCCTCAGTGACGTTAGGAGTAGAGGAATCGAAGCCACCTTCGACCGCATCGAAGCCACCGCCACCGTCGCTGCCGACATACTCAAGCTTCTCAACAATCTGGACAGCGTTCAGGAAGAAGCTGACCGACCCGTTGTCGAGCTTGAAGGGGCTGAGCCGCAGTCGAACTGTGTCGTTCTTGTACGGGTTAACCTCAGTGTCCTTACCGGTGGCGTCGAAGACACGACCGAAGCGGACCTCGCCTTCCTTGGTGTACACCGAGGACTTGGCCTTGAGGATGGTGTTACCCTCGTTGTCCTGACGGAGGCCGTTGATGTCCGAGCCGCCGGACTTCTCATCGAGGAGTTCCTGAAGCTCGGGGGTCACCTGGACCTGGATCTGGTGCTTGATGGTACCTCGGTACTCGTCCGGGTCCGCGATGTTTGCCCAGACAACCTTGACAGAGGGGGTGTTAAAGAGTTCGTTCTTAGCCATTGTATACTATCCTTTTCTGGGGCAGTGCCCCTAGTTAAATCGTGGTGGTCACACCGTGTGATCACCGGTAGTCTTCAAGATGAAGAGGTTCGAACGCAGCGTACTCTCCGTCGAGTACGATACCGCAGCCCAACAAGGGCCGCCTTGAATAGATCTTACTGTAGTTGAGGAAAGGACTGCGGGGATCTGTACCGCAGCCCACCTGGAGCCCGAAGAACCGTGCCTTCTGGTTGGCTCCATAACATACACCTGCCTGTGCGTGGAAGTGTCCTTGCACAACAGAGGTAAACTCAAGCTGGGCGTTGAGGAACGCAGCGTTCTGCTGGTTAGCTCTGCCCTTATCGCCGTGGCGATAGCACACTCCATCGATCATCAGATCGTGGTGGCGTGGATGAACCTTCCATCCCTTCGGAAGCTCAAGGATCTCAGAGATACTCTTGACCATCGAGGGTGGAAGTCCAGACTCCTTAGCCTGCCGGGCTGGGAGTGCGCTGTGGTTACCAGTAAGGTAGTCAACCTTGGGGAATGCTGCGGTCAGCTCAGCCACCTGGGCTCGAGCGTCGTCCATCTCTCGGTTGATATCCTGGAGACCAAACTCCTTGGCGTGGAAACTAATGCCATGGAAGTCAGCCAGGTCACCGATGTGTACGACTCGGTCGCAGTCCCAGGATGCATACATCTCCTGGAGAAACTCGGGGTACTCGTCCAGCATAGCTGGAGCGTGGGTGTCCCCTATAATCATAACTCTACTCATCAGATGTCCTCCACTCGGGGAATCTCATAGAACCGCCGAAGGTTCTCATGCTTAGCCAGTGCTCTCTCCCAGGAGGCACCGCGTGAGTGCTGCCAGTCAGCCATGAAGTACACGGC